CAGCCAGACCGCTGCTAGCCTGTTTGCACCTTGACAACCGAATACAGGCTGAGCAGGGACACGGGTCACTGCCGCCGCATAGCTGCCGAGCGGGTTCCAGCTATGTGGGTTAGGGCACACTTACGTCGCCAGCCGTAGCACGCCGAGAAGGGTGCTACCATTGCGGAGCCACACGCTTTGTTTGCTCATGGCACGCCACGACACAGCAAGCTGTGCATCTAGGTTCATGCCCTAGACGTGGCCTCGCACCTTTAGGTGCTATCATTTCCACTGTTTCTGTTGCTATCATGCGTAACATGCGAGCTGTTGAGCGTCGTTCTTCCGTCGCTATCCGCCGTGTTTATGTGTCCGTCAAGGATGCATGTGCTACTGTTGTTTTCACCGATGGCAGCACCTATGATTACAAGGGCGTCAGCCGTCGTGCTATCATTAACCTGCTCGTGAACAAAAGCATGAGCCTTGGGTTCTGGGTTAACCGTAACTGTGTCAACCCTGAGCGTAACGTAACCTACACTCAGTGGGTTAGGTACGCTGTCTGATAGAGTTCACTAGTTCATTCATTCACCATTCACATTCATGCTGTTCTACACTAAAGAACTGACCAACGCTCTTGCTGATCGGTTCGATGATCTTGAAGAGATTCAGTTTGTTGCCAAACATGGTTGTCAATCTGGTGTATCTGGTTTCTGTTATTATCATGAGACCAATGCATTCTTCAAGGATCATGAGGATGATGTTGAGGATGTGTGTCATGATATCCTCGGTGAGGATTATCTTCAGCACTTTGCCAAGCGCAACACATCCATTCAGGGTTTGATCAATGAGATGGTGTGGTTTGTTGTTGAGACTTATTGTCAGAACATGGCAGACCACGCTGACTCTATCGGTTACAAAGTAACTGATGATGAACAGGATCTTGAAGCATTCTCTCTTGAGTGTGCTTATGGTCCTGAAGAGTAAGTATCATTGATGTCTACACTTAGCCATCATCTTTGATGGCTTTCTGTAGCCTTCAAGCTACACTTAATCTTGTTGCTTGCTTGTCATTATGTTTGTTCACATCACGCCTAAGTCTTCTAACAAAAAGACTGGTCCTATTCCTGTTACCACATCTGAGCAGTCTAGTTGTGCACCCACTTGTGCATTCATTAACAAGGGCTGTTATGCTAAGCAAGGTCCTCTTGCTTTGCATTGGCGTAAGGTTAGTGATGGTTCTCGTGGTACTGATTGGCAGGGGTTGTGTGACTTTATTGGTACGCTCCCTGACAAACAAGTATGGCGACACAATCAGGCTGGTGATCTACCACACATCTTGGGTGATATCAATCCTGCTATGATGGCACACCTTGTTGTTGCTAACACTAACAAGCGTGGGTATACTTATACTCACCACAAGCTGAATGATCACAACCTTGAGATACTTCAGCGTTGTAACAAACAGGGTTTCACTGTTAACATCAGCACCGAGTCATTGTCTGCAGCTGATGTAGCTGTTGAGTTAGGTTTACCTGCTGTTACGGTTGTTGCTAACAATCAGCCTGTACCTTCACATACACCAGCTGGTCACAAGGTTGTTGTATGTCCTGCACAAGAACGTGATACTAATTGTGCAGAATGCAAGCTGTGTGCACAAGCTAACCGCACATGTGTGGTAGCATTCAAGGCACACGGCACTGCTGCTAAGACTGTTAACTCCATTGTTTCCTGATCATGAAAGTATTCACTCTTCTTTCACGAGATTGCTACACTGGTACTCCCACCATTCTTGGTGTGTTTGAGAATATGGAGGCAGCACTTGAAAAGCTGCGTATCTTTAGTTCTCATGTTGATGTAGGTGAGGAGTATCACATTGAGTGTTTCAATCTAATCACAGAAAAAGTACAGAAGAAACAGACAGCTGACATAATGCGTAGCCGTGCCAAGTATCGTGCACAGCAGAAAGTCAGTTAAGATGTAACTGACCACCATCATCACACCAGCCAGGGTTATAGCGAGATGCTTAGGATCGAATCCTTACCCTGTGCTCTGCCCACCTTGTGTGGGCTTGTAACACCGTTGTTTAGTCTTTCATGACTTCCACTACCGAAACCACCTTTCAACGCTTCCACAAGCGCAATCCTGAGGTGTATGAACAGATCAAGACTCTGGCTCTGCGTCTCAAGCATGTGGGTGTGAAGAGCTATGGTATGAAGGCTCTGTTTGAGATCCTTCGTTTCAATGCTTTGCTCAGCGTTGATAAGAAGCTGAAACTCAGCAACAATTACACTTCACTCTATGCTCGTCTTATGATGCAGCAAGAGCCTGAACTTGCTGGGTTCTTTATCACTCGTACACTTCGTTGACCTTGAAACGTAAACAACTCTCATTTACTGAGGTTGAGATGGGCATCATTGTTGATGCCCTCCGTAACCAATGGTGGATGCGTTACAATCCTCAAACGGAAAAGAACGTTGAGATCCACCATAGTCTCCTTGATCGCATCATCAATGCTCAAGCTCAGTTAACCAATGAAACAAACACCACGTCCGATTCCTAATTCAATAGTCACACCCATTGTGGCTATGTTAATTAGCTTGACGTGTTTATCTGGTGTTGCTTATCTTGTTCAGATGAACAGATACAACCCAAGCACAAAGTCCTTTCGTTTAGTGTAACGTTATGTCTCGGCCAGATCCATTTGGTAATCGCATTGAAGAGGTCATGGAGTGGGAAGCCACTGATGATCTTACTGAGTACACAATCGAAGACGGTTTGCATTCAGCTGCCATGTGGGATCTACCCGAGGCATTTGTTTGCATTGTCCGTGCTACAGGAAAGAATGGTAAGATTACGGAGAAGGCTTATCGTTCAGCAAAGGCTGCACACAAACACATCCTAAAACTTATGGATGAAGATGCAGAAGAGGTAATGATCCTCACTGATGAAACAATCTCCATGCCCACTATCTAACCACCATGAATCCACACGACCTAGCTGATCTGCTACAGTATGAAGGCTTTGACATTGATTATGATACAGGTGAGGTTATCCCTGATTCACAGGGTATCAGCAATGATGTATTGATTATCCTTGCTGCATTGGGTAAGCTTGAAGTCAAGAGAGATCTTGATGGTAATCCTACCTATTACATTCCTCACTTGAATGTCTGTGATATGCAGACTTATTGTGAAGCTTTTCCTGATGACCTTTCTTGCAAGATGTATGATGTCTGATCTTAATCAACTTCAGATCGAAGCCCTCACTGATCACCAATACTCTTTGTTCTTAGCTTATGGCGACACCTTCCGAGATCAACAAACAGTTCCAGTTAGAAAAGGAAGCGATCTCGTGTGGGAAGGAGAGGCTACACGACTCCTTGAGAAAGCTGGAGGAGAAAAGCTATGCCTCTGCTAGTGTTTATGGCACAGCAAGCATAGCTGCAGCTCTCCCTGCTGTTATCAAGGGGATTGAAGCTTCGCTATCTAAACTTCGCAAGGGTAATGCTGGTCAGTATTACAAACCTGTTGCTGAACACATTGATGATCTTGAGCCGTTAGCTATTGCTACCATTGCTCTCAAGGTTACGTTTGATAATGTGTTTAGTATGAAGCGTGATGCTGATTTACTAACCAATGTTCTTGTGTCCATAGGTTCAGCTCTTGAAGCTGAGTGTAAGTTTAGGTGGTATAAAGTTACTGCTCCTGAACTATTCAAGTATGTCAAGGACAGATACTTTCATGAGTCTTGTGGTACACACCAGAAGACAACCATTGCTAGTGTTATCTTTGGCAGGCATGACATTCACTGGGACACATGGCCTATCAAGACAAGAGCTGCCCTGGGTGGTTGGTGTCTTGAGCGTGTGATTGCAGAGACAGGATGGTTCATGAAACAGACGGAGCAACTCGGCAAGCGTTCTGTGTGTAGGCTTGTACCCACACCAGAGTTCATTGAGATCCGAGAGCAGCTCATTGCCCAGGCTGAGATGTTCAGCGGTATCCCCTGGCCCATGCTGGTGGAGCCTAATGACTGGACCAATGAGAGGCTCGGAGGCTACCTCACAAACGAGTTGATGAAGGGCCATCAGCTGACCCGTCGCGGTAACCCCACAGTAAAACACGGGGATATACCGATCCAATTTCTGAACAAGCTTCAGAAGGTGAAGTACCGTATCAACACTCATGTGTTGGAAGTAGCAAGACACTTCAAGGAGAGAGGGGTAACAGTGGGGAAATTCATTCCCATTACTGAAGCCTTTAAACCTCCTCGTCCTCCTGCTGCTGATGAAGATCCATCAGTTCATCAATCGTGGAAGCGAGAGATGGCTGAAGCATATAATGCTGATCGTCTTAACTTCAAGAGATCAGTAAGAACAAGAACTCAGTTGGAAGCAGCTGAGAAGTTTAAGGATGAGGAGTATTATCTCTGTTGGTCATTTGATTACAGAGGTAGAGCATATCCAATTCCTGCTTATCTAACACCTCAAGATACTGACTTTGGTAAGAGCCTGATAAGGTTTGCTGAGGAGTCGTTTGTTGATGAGGATGCTGAGTTATGGTTAGCCTTTCAAGTAGCAACAACCTATGGGTTGGATAAAGCTACAATGGAGGATAGGATAGCTTGGGTTCGTAGCAACTATGACTTAATCACAAAGATCGCCACTGATCCCATTGATAACCTTCCTGAATGGGAGGGAGTCGAAGAACCATGGCAATTCATGGCTGCATGTCATGAGTATTACCACTGTTGTATTGAGTGTGATAAACAAACTACTGGTCTTATGGTTGCTGTTGATGCAACCTGTTCTGGTCTACAGATCCTTGCTGGTCTTGCTAAGGATGCATCTACTGCATCACTTGTCAATGTATGTCCAGGAGATAAGCCCAGTGATGCATACAAGGCTGTCGCTGAGGAGTCCAAGAAACATCTCCCTGAGGAGATGCATGAATGGATGACAAGGAAGACAACCAAGAGAACAGTCATGACAATCCCATACAATGCTACTAAAGCTAGCTCTCGTGTCTATATACGAGAAGCACTTAAGGAGCAAGGGTTTGAACCAACATCTGAACAGGTGTCAATGGTTGTTGCGGCTGTCTACGATAGTATGGATGCTATTGTTCCTGGTCCTATGCGTGTTATGCGTTGGATCAAACAACATGTTGGTCAGTACATCAGAGATGGTGCTGATGAGGTTGAATGGATTACTCCTTCTGGTTTTGTTGTCAATCAAAAGCGCAACAAGAAAGAAACAGAACGAGTTGAGCTTCAGCTTCTAGGTCGTACTTCAGTTACTCTTGCTGTTGGTCAGGGTAACCCTTGTCCTACACGTCATAAGTCAAGTACGGCTCCCAACCTCATCCATTCTCTGGATGCATCCATTCTTCACGAAACATTCCAAAGATTCACAGGACCATTCACGGTCATCCACGATTCAGTACTCTGTAGAGCAACTGATATGGGAACGCTCAATGCCCTTGTGAGAGAGACCTATACGGATATCTTCACAAGAGATTGCTGGCTCACCAAGTTTGGTGAGGCTATCAATGCGTCTGAGCCACCACCCATTGTGGGTACACTTGACCCTGAAGTGGTTGAAGACTCCACTTACTTTTTCTGTTAACCACCATCATCACCATGACCACGCACGTCACCAAAGAGCCCGTTGTACTTGAAGGCTACCAAGCTATCCTGAAACCGTCTGAGTACGGTTACAGCCTGTCTGCCCTGCTTCCCAAGGAACTGATTGATGTTCTTGAAGAAGAGCGTGAAGGCTGCCTGGAGTGGGCTAAGAACAAGGCTAAGAACCCCAAGCGGGTTACTGTTAAGCCTGAGCCCTGGGAGGAAGTCAAGGACGGGTATTACCAGTGTAAGTTCCGCTGGAAGAGTGATGACAAGCTGGTGCCTGTTGTCGTTGACACTGAGGGCACTGTGATTACTGATTCCAATACTCCTGTCTACAGTGGTAGCAAGGTGAAGCTGGCCTTTATTCAGAAGCCCTATGCTCTGCCTGCTGGGGATATTGGTACCTCTCTTAAGCTGAAAGCTATTCAGGTTGTCAGTCTTAACTCTGGTGCTGGTGTTGTTGACAGTGGTGATCTGGATGCCGATAGTGCTGTGGAGCTGTTTGGTACAACCAAAGGCTTCAAGACTTCGGAGCCCAATCCCACTGCCGATACCACCGTCAACATTGATGAGGACTTCTGATCATGAGCCTGCTTTCTACTAACACCACCTACAATGATGAGTTGGGTCTTTTTGAAATGACCGCAACTCTTACTCTGCCTCCGATTACCGTGACTCGTTCTAAGAAAGACAAGAGTGACTTTCGCTACGACATTCAACGGGCATTCACTGAGATTGTTGAGCAAGTGATCGAAGGAGAGCTGTAATGCGTAGTCGCCTGGAAGAACAGGTGGCAGCATTGTTGGATGAGTTGGGCATTGAGTATGGTTATGAACCAGAAAAGCTCAACTATGTCATTGAGGCACAATACATCCCTGACTTCAAGGTTGGGGATGTGTACCTTGAAACAAAGGGTTTCTTCAAACCATCCGATCGTCGTAAGATGTTGGCGGTTAAGAAGTCAAACCCAGATAAAGACATCCGGCTGGTCTTCCAAGCACCCTACAACAAGATCAGTAAAAACTCTAAGACCACCTACGCCATGTGGGCCGAGAAGAACGGCTTCCAATGGTGTCCCTATTATGAAATTCCTCTTGACTGGCTACAGCAATGAAACCAAAGAAACCACTTAACGGAAAACTATTTCTTAGCAAAGTCAAGAAGAGCAAACGCCCTCTCAAGGGCAGCAAACCTTATCGCGGTCAAGGCCGCAGATGACCATGCCGTATTCCGCATCTTTCGGTTCCAAGGAACGTCTTCAAGAATACATGAGTGACTTCTTTGCAGAGGTCCCTGAGGGTTACGATCCTGAGGTAGTAGCTGATGTCATTATTGAAGAGCTTGATTCTTGGATTGCTTATCACCAACGCAACATAGATACCTATGAAGCTGTCCGAACAGCACTCGGAAAGCGAGTTTCAAAGGCATGAACCTTGCCCCTCTTGTGGGAGCAGCGATGCGCTTGCCCGTTATACTGATGGTCATGCGTATTGCTTCTCCTGCGGGGCATATGAACATGCTGATGGCACTCAAAGTACCACCGCTTATTCTGTTATGATTCAAGGCGAACCTGTACGCTTATCCAAGCGTGGGTTGTCTGAAGAGATCTGCAGGAAGTATCGCATCCATAAGGACGGCGATCTCCTAAGGTTCCACTACTATGATTCTTCGGGTCAGATATGTGGAGCCAAGGTCAAAACCAAAGACAAGGCTTTTCGCTGGGAGGGCAAGAATGTCGATCACCAGCTGTTTGGTCAGAACTTATTTCCTGATAAAGGAACACGACTTACTATTTATGAAGGAGAGTTAGACGCAGCTTCAGGCTATGCTGCTATGCCCACCTGGCCTCATGTGTCTCTACCTGATGGAGCACAGAGTGCTAAGAAGGCATTGCAAAGAGTGATGCCGTTGCTGCAAGGCTATGAAGAGATTGTTCTTTTCTTTGACAATGATGAGCCCGGTAGAAAGGCTGCAGAAGAGTGTGCACAGATCTTGCCTCCAGGTAAGGTCAAGATTGCAAGACTGGAGAAATACAAAGATGCTTCAGATGCCTTGCAAGCTGGTGACTCGGAAGCCATACGCCGTGCTGTTTGGGATGCAAAGACGTACCGACCTGATGGTATTGTTGATGCAAAGACCCTCCTCGACCTTGTAACCACACCTACACCACCCGCTGATCATGAATACCCATTTGGAGGATTACAGAATAAGCTTCACGGGATCAGATATGGAGAGCTTGTCACGATTACTGCTGGATCTGGGATTGGTAAATCCTCATTCTGTAGAGAGTTGGCAACTAACCTTCTCCGTTCCGGTGAACGAGTTGGGTACTTGGCTCTCGAAGAGTCAAATAGGAGAACAGCTCTCGGACTGATGTCCGCTGCTATTGGTAAATCACTGCACCTTGGAGACCATGACCGATCTACTCTCGCCCAAGCATATCAGGATACTCTTGCTAATTGGAATCTCTATCTTTTCGATGGGTTTGGTTCTTTTGATCCTGATGTCATCTACAACCGAATTGAGTACCTTGCCACCGGGCTTGAGGTGCGTTGTGTCTTCCTTGATCACCTCTCAATCCTGCTCAGTGGGCTTGACGGGGATGAACGTAGGATGATTGATGTGACCATGACCCGCTTGAGGTCATTGGTTGAACGCACTGGTATCTCACTGTTTCTTGTTTCCCATCTTCGCCGCACATCTAATGACACCAACCACGAGGAAGGAGCCCGAGTTACTCTTGGACAACTCCGAGGTTCGGCAGCTATTGCTCAACTGTCAGATGCAGTTATTGCACTTGAACGGGACCAGCAGTCGGATCGAGCAAACTCTAGAACGACTGTCCGCGTACTTAAGAACAGGTTCTCTGGAGAAGTAGGAGTAGCCTGTCACCTTGATTATGACCTTGACACCTGTAAATTCCATGAAATTGAACCCGAAGCCGAGTTCGACCCAACAACCGATTTCTGAGTACAACCACCCCTGGTATGAGTATCTCAACAAACCCAAACCGCCTACGCCTGAGGCAGTAGCCAAGGCACAGTTTGTTGATAAGACCTATCAGTGGACTGGTAAATGACACATCCCATCACTCCACCGCCGGAATTGGTGCGTCAGTGGCTGCTGGAGTATTACGGCAGCGATCTTGGTGAGATGGGACCGGATGAAATGTATCTTGCTAGGTATGGTGCCCAATGGGGTGCAGACCAAGAACTGGAGGCGTGCTGTGCATTCGCACAGAATCATTCTTGGGGGCTTGTAAATGGTCCTCATGTTGCAGATGTGATTCGCGCCGCCCGCCGCCCCAAGCCGCCGAGCTTGAAGCAGCAGGCGCTAGATCAACTGAAGTCAGTTGAAGATCGCTACGGTCTGATCAACACTGATTACATTCGCCGCGCACTGGAGCAACTCGATGACTGACCTCTCCCCCGCCGCGCAGGCAATCTTGGATGCCTATCAATTTGCACCAATTGAGGACCACCTTACGGCTGCAGCTGTCCTAAGGGCTGTTGCGGATCAAGTGGTCCCGTATGAAGACTTAAAAGGGAGTGATCCTGATGCTTGGACACGAGACGACATTCGCCTTGAACTCCTCGCCATCGCCTATGAGCTGGAGCATCATGAATCCTAATATTGTAGCTATTTTGGAAGATTGTATTGACCGTGGTATCCACAATGCGATACTTAAATTTGAACACTGTATTCCGTATCCTGCACAACTGGAAGAAAAGATTGATCACGAGATCTGGCGTCAGCTTGATCGCTTCTTTGACTTCAAGACAGAGATCCTATGACATTCCACCAGACCGTTACAGCCGCCCATGTGGCGGTAAGCACGGCTTTGATGACTTTGTAGAGAGGTGGCATGAGTAGGCTTGCTTATGACATTGAGACTGATGGCTTTGATTCCACGGTTGTTCATTGTTTGGTTACACAAGATCTGGATACTGGTGAAGTACATCAGTACAATGATCGAGGAGGTGATTGTTATCCTATCAGTACTGGCATCAATTATCTTGCGGAAGCAGATCTCATTGTTGCTCACAACGGTATTGGGTATGACACGCCCCAGATCAAGAAGCACTACCCGTTCTTCGACCACCATCATCAAATAGATACACTAATCCTCAGCAGGTTCTTCCACCCCAACATCCTGGACATTGATCTCAAACGTAAGTGGCCTATGATGCCTGCTCGTTTGTATGGATCACATAGCCTGGAAGCTTATGGTTACCGCCTTAAGTGTTACAAGGGTGAGTTTGGTAAAACTGCTGATTGGTCTGAGTGGTCTCAGGAGATGCAGGATTATTGTGTACAAGACGTTGCTGTTTTAGTTAAACTATGGCACCATTTTCAGAAATACCTGAAGCGGTCCTCCTAGAGCACCGTATCGGGGAACTAATGGCCCTCCAGGAGGCCGTAGGATGGCCCTTTGATGTGAGGGCAGCCCAAGAGCTAGAGAACACCCTTCTAAGCCGCTTGGAGAGCCTCAGAGAGGCCGCAGAGAAGCTTTGCTGGTGTGTTCCTGGTAACCTGTTCACTCCCAAGCGGGATAACAAGACCCAGGGCTATGTAGCTGGAGCAGAGATGCAAAGGCTTAAGGAGTTCAATCCCAGTAGCCGAGAGCACATTGCTTGGTTCTTCAAAACCTTCCAAGGTTGGAAGCCAACCAAGATGACTGAAACAGGTAAAGCTGTTATTGATGAAACCGTTCTCAAAGAGATCGGAACAGAAGAGGCATTGTTATTCCTAGAGATTCTTGAGACACAGAAGAAGCTCGGAATGCTGTCACAAGGCAACAATGCATGGTTGAAGTTGGTCAAGAATGGCAGGCTTCACCACTCCTGCTTTATTGGGGCAGCCACGCATCGCATGGCCCATGCACGTCCCAATCTCGCGCAAGTAAGCAGCGATGCTGATTGCCGAGAACTATTTATTACTCGTCCTGGGTGGAAGCTAGTTGATAGCGACCTTTCAGGCATTGAACTCAGAGTGTTTGCCCATTACCTTGCTAGGTATGATGAGGGCAGATACGCTGATGTTCTTCTCAATGGTGACATTCACCAAGAGAACGCCGATAAGATCGGCATCAGCCGTAAACTTGTTAAGACTGTAACCTATGCGTTTCTTTATGGAGCGGGTGATCAAAAGATCGGCCTCTCATACGATCCAATGCTTTCCCCGAACAAGGCGAAAGCCAAGGGTGCTGAGATTCGCCAGGCTTACATGGATGCCATTCCTGGCCTTGATAAGCTTGTTGAAGCAACCAAAGCTGCAGCTGCAAAGGGTTACATCGTTGCGGTAGATAAACGTCACATTTATGTTGACTCTCCGCACAAGTCTTTGAACTTCCTCTTGCAGTCATCTGCTGGCGTTATTGCAAAGCGTTGGCTGCTCATTACTGATGATCATCTCAAAGGTATTGAGCATGAGCGTTATGCTTTTGTCCATGATGAACAGGCGCTAGGCTGTCCACCAGACGTTGCTCAGCAGGTTGCTGACATCTGCGTTCAATCAGCCACTGAGGCTGGTGAATACTACAAACTACGGGTTCCAATCGCAGCCGAGGCTAAGATCGGAGTGAATTGGGCCGAGGTACACTAATGCTGTTAATTGACACCGACTATCTTGCTTACAAGTCGTCTCAGGCATGTGAAGAAGGCATTGACTTTGGGAATGATGTAATTATTACTCAATCCAGCTTCAGTGAAGTTCTTCGCATCTTTGAGCGAGAGATAAACAAGATCACGACCGCTATGATGGACGATGAGATAGTCCTGTACTTCTCTAGTTCTGAAAATTTTAGGAAAAAAATTTACCCTGATTACAAGGGTCACCGAAACAGACGCAAGCCCCTGGGATATAAACGTCTGGTAAACTGGTGCATTGAAAACTTCAGCACCGTTGTACGGGACAACCTTGAGGCAGACGATGCCCTGGGCATTGATGCTACTAAGTATCAGCAAGACTTCGATGATCTTCCTATCATTGTAAGTCCTGATAAAGATATGCGTCAGATTCCTGGTGCTCTGTGGAACCTCAGTGATGAGGTTGAAGAGATCACCAAGGAAGATGGAGACCGCTGGCATTTAATTCAATCACTAGCAGGTGATCCTACGGATGGCTATCCTGGCTGTCCTGGTATTGGAGTTAAGCGTGCTGCTGATCTCATTGATAAACATGACTTCCCATGGGAGGCTGTGTGTCAAGCCTATCGAGAGAAAGGATTGTCAGACGACGATGCTTTGCTCAATGCTAGGCTTGCTAAAATTCTGCAAGCTACTGACTATGACTTCACCACCGGCCAACCAATCCTATGGTCCCCCGCCTCCTGTCCTGGAACTGACGATAGAACAGCAGTTCAAGATGAGGAAGATTGAGGATGCTTTGCGGCATCCTGATACCAGGAAAGAGGATATCATTACAATCTTCCTTGCTTTACAAAAGCAAAGCCTGATCCTTGGCAACAATGTTTCCAACCTAGTTTCTAAATGGCCCTTCAATCCCCCAACTATTACACCAGAGGATCTATCGAAGTTTGGGATTTCATCCGAGACCAACGACTCAACTACCATCTAGGTAATGCAGTCAAGTACATCTGCCGAGCAGGGTACAAAGACGATCCGATTAAAGACCTTGACAAAGCTATCCACTACCTTACCAACGAGCGTGACGAACTACGAAAACAGCGCGAAACACTTTCGCAAGGCATACCGGCTGCCCACGAATCTGACGCCTGGCTCTTTGAATCTGCAGCAGACTTTGATCGCTGAAGAGTATGCTGAATTGAATGAAGCTTTCTGTGAGCTTCGTAAAGATATCAGCAACAAACAAGCACGCGAACACATGCTCAAAGAGTTGACTGATCTTCTGTATGTTATTCATCAGATGGCAGCAGCCTTTGACTGGGACATTTGTTCCGCCTTTAACCGTGTACATGCAAGCAACATGAGCAAGCTTGATGAGAACGGTGAACCAATTTACCGAGAGGATGGTAAGATCCTCAAAGGACACAACTATTTTCTTCCTCAACTGATTGATCTTGTTTAATATGTCTACTGATCTGATCGCTCGCACTGGTCGTGTACAATCTTGGATAGATGATCCAACATCTCGTCTCCCTGTGTCTTGCACCGTTTTTGTGGTGGAGGACACGATGGAGGGTCCAGAAGGAATTGAAGCTTCTTGGCGATTTGCTTCTCACGCTCTCCGAAATGGAGCAGGAGTGGCAGTCCACCTTTCCAAACTCCGACCCAAGGGAGATGAGAACGGCAAGGGCTTGGTTGCATCTGGCCCAATCTCGTTTGCAAAAATTTACTCAGTCCTAAATGAAACCCTGCGTCGGGGTGGTGTGTACAAGAATGGAGCTGTCGTTATTCATCTTGATCTTAATCATCCCGATGTGCTGGAGTTTATTACTGCTAGTCGGGCTGATCTACCTTGGGTTAAACGCTGTGTCGATATTAACCACTATTGGTGGGAGGCAGCGCCTGAGAACGTTAAAGAAGCGTTGCTCACGGGTATTAAGAAAGGTGACATCTGGCTTAACAAAACTAAAGTAGACCGTAACGGTAAGCGTATTTATGGAAACGTTTGTTTGGAAGTGTACCTGCCCTCACGGGGAACCTGTCTACTGCAGCATGTCAACCTCGGCGCTTGTGAGTACGATGACATTCAACGTGCATTTGCAAACGGAATGTCAGAGCTGTGCGCCCTCCATGCCAAGACAGGCGTCGGAGATAGCGGAGAGTACCTTGCTCCGCAGGAAGATCGCCAGGTCGGTCTGGGAATGCTCGGATTGGCTAACCTGCTCCGTCGCTCAGGTGTAACCTATGAGGAGTTTGGCAATGCTCTGGAGGCTATGAATAACAAAGAGCCTCACGAACATACTCCTGCCTCTCTCCTTGCCCATGAGCTGCGTCGTGGCGTTGAAACGGCAGCACAGATTGCCCGAGTAAACAACATGGTACGAGCATTTGCCATTGCTCCTACCGCCTCCTGTAGCTATCGCTATCAGGATCTTGATGGTTACACCACCTGCCCTGAGATTGCTCCTCCCATTTCCAATGAGGTGGATCGAGACAGTGGCACCTTTGGTGTTGAACACTTTGAATACGGTGACGTGGAGATCGCCAGCGAAGTTGGCTGGGATGCTTACCGAAAGGTTGCCGATAATATTATGCGCCTGTTAAATTCAACAGGTCTCTTGCATGGATATTCCATGAATAGCTGGAGCGACGTTGTGAACTACAACCAATCCTTCATCGAAGAGTGGCTTAACAGTCCACAGACTTCTCTCTACTATTCACTTCAAGTTATGCCAGATACGCAGGATAAGAGCAACGCTCTTGCTGCGTTAGACCTTGAAGACATTGAGAAGTTCTGGGCTGAAGAGTCACAAGAAGATAACTCTCCTACTTGTGATTGTGCAGAATGAACTCCTATCAGAAACTTCTCTCTCGTAAACGTTCTTGGACTCCTGTTCAGGTTGAAGCCGGTACCTTTGCACCTGGATCTGAAGAAGCTATTCTTCGTGCCTTGTCTCTGCGTAACCTGGAGATTCCTGTTGGTAACTTCATTGATAATGCAATGAAGAAAGACTATCCAATCGAAGCCAAGGAACTTCTCCAAAGCAATATTCAAGATGAAGAAAAGCACGACCTCGCTCTTGATTACATCGCTCGTGCTCATAAGCTGGAAGACATTCCAGAAGCTGCACGAATCCAGAAAGCCTGGATTGAAGCATCAGAGCATCCGGTCCTCAAAGCAATGGTACTGGAGCGATCCGTCTTCTTCGTCCTTCTGCCCTTCTTTCGGTGGAATGGAGATGCTGGATGCCGCACGGTATCGGCAGATATCTCAAGAGACGAACAAGTACATGTTGCAACAAACTCTCTTATCTGCAAAGAGCTTGGCCTTACGGTCACTCAAAACCTTGACAAGCTTCGTAAAGCAACGGTAGCTTGGATCATGCAACCACTAGGTTCCAATGAGAATCCTTATCTTGATCGAGACTTCTGGTTGAAACAGTCTGATAGCCTGCTGTATAGTGGCAAGGCAGAAGGACTGGTGGCAACCCGTCGTGCCCGTATGCCCGCGTTCTTTGAGCACTCTAATGTCAATCTTCCTGAGTACGGCTGAGTTTGATCGGCTGTTAGAAAAGCTGGATGAATTGTTTCCTGATCAGTTTCCTGACTATCAGCTAAGTGAGAAGGAACTTTCTTACAGAGCTGGTCAGGTATCAGTGGTCAGATTTTTAAAAGAAAACCTATTAAAGGATTAGAACTATGTGTTTTGGTGGAAGCTCTAGTGCACCTACTCCGGTGCAAACTCCCCCGCCTCCTCAGGCTCCTCCCCCGCCCGCTCCTGTTCAAAAGGTTGAAGCTCCTCTTCCTCCTGCTCCTACTCCCGCTCCTGAAACTACTCAGCCTGAGAAGGCTACTCTTCGTAAAGCTGAGACGGGAGTTAAGAAGCGTGAACGTATGAAGACTGGCACTGCTAGTCTGCAAACTGCTCCTGGTACTGGCCTGAATATTGGCGGTGCTACATCTGCTGAATAATTATGAGAAGCGCACGACAACGGTATCATGAACTTACCAGTGGTCGTACTGCCTTTCTTGACATTGCGCTTGAATGTGCAAAGCTAACTATTCCTACTCTGCTTATGCATGAGGAGACTACAACCGATTACACTCGGTTCAAGACTCCTTGGCAGTCGGTTGGAGCAAAGGGGGTGGTGACCCTGGCATCTAAGTTGATGCTGGGTTTGCTGCCTCCTTCTACTTCATTCTTTAAACTCCAGCTGGATGACTCTAAGCTTGGAGTAGAGATACCTGCTGAAGCAAAGAGCGAGTTGGATCTAAGCTTTGCTAAGATTGAACGCATGATCATGGACAGCATTGCTGCATCTACTGATCGTGTTCAGATCTTTTCAGCTATCAAACATTTGGTGGTTACAGGTAATGCTCTTCTTTACATGGGTAAAGATGGCATGAAGATGTATCCCCTGAATCGTTATGTTGTTGAGCGAGACGGTAACGGAAACGTCACTGAGATTGTTACTCGTGAGAGAGTAAACCGTAAGATGTTGGGTCCTGCTTTTGAGAACCCACAACAGTTGAATGTTGTTGATACCAGCAGCTCTTATGATAAGGATGTAGATGTTTACACCTGCATCAAACTAACTAAGAAAGGCTGGACTTGGTATCAAGAAGCTGATGATAAACTTCTCCCCAACAGCTATGGCAAAGCTCCAAAGGATCGTAGCCCTTGGCTGCCCCTGCGCTTTGTAACGGTCGATGGAGAGGACTACGGGCGTTCTAGAGTCGAGGAGTTCCTTGGGGACCTAAGCTCTCTTGAAGCCCTCATGCAGGCGCTTGTAGAGGGCTCTGCTGCAGCTGCTAAGGTGATCTTCACCGTGTCTCCTAGCTCCACTACCAAGCCTGCCTCCTTGGCTAATGCTGGTAATGGTGCTATCATTCAGGGTCGTCCTGATGACATTGGTGTGGTTCAGGTTGGTAAGACTGCTGACTTCCGCACTGCCTTTGAACTGGCTGGTGTGTTGGAGAAGCGGATCTCTGAAGCATTCCTGATCCTTAGTGTTCGTCAGTCTGAACGCACTACTGCTGAAGAAGTGCGTATGACTCAGATGGAATTGGAACAACAGTTGGGTGGCTTGTTCTCCCTGCTGACTAGTGAGTTCCTGATTCCTTATCTGAATCGTAAGATGCTTGACTTGACTAAAGCCAAGCAGATCCCCAGCCTTCCTAAAGGTCTGGTGAATCCAACTATTGTTGCAGGTATCAATGCTCTGGGACGTGGACAGGATCGTGAATCACTGATCCAGTTCGTGACTACCATTGCTCAGACCATGGGTCCTGAAGCTCTGCAACAGTTCCTCAATCCTGATGAAGCAATCAAACGTCTTGCTGCTGCCCAGGGTATTGATGTTCTCAATCTCGTTAAGAGTATGGAACAGATCAGCACTGACAGGCAACAGGCTATGCAGAAACAGATGCAGATGTCCATGGTTAACCAAACATCTCAACTCCTTAGCACTCCTCTGATGGATCCTGCTAAGAATCCTCAAGCTGTTGAAGCTGTTCAAGCTGCTATGATGAATCCTGCTATGCAGCAGGGTCTTGCTAATCTGAGTGGTGGGCAACCGCCTCAACAACCACAAGGAACTGAACCCGTCCTTCCTCAACCTCCTGGTTAATTAACTAGCACCCTTTATGGCTATTAACATTTCATACGATCCTTCTGATGATCCCCAGGCTATTGCTGAAGCAGAAGCCAGGGACGCCGAAAGCCTTGAGCTTGGTGAACAGATGATCAAAGACCAGCAGGATCTTCTTGCTGGTAAGTACAAGAATGCTGAAGAACTGGAGAAAGCCTATCTGGAACTTCAGCAACGCCTTGGTAAATCCGAAACAACTTCTGAAGAAGAACCAGAAGAAGAAACCACAAGCGAAGAGTCAGAAGACTTTGAGCGTTATGGTGAAGATGGTTCTGTTAACTACGATGCTGTTAAGGAAGCCTATGGTGATAACCTGGCTGAAGTCTTTCAAGAAGCGGGCATTGATCCGTGGGAAATGAATGACTACTTCTACAAGAACGACGGTGCTCTCAGTGAAGAGATGTACAATCGTTTGAACCAAGCCGGGTTCAATGATCAAGTTATTGATGCTTACCTTGGTGGGCTTCGTAACCAGCTGGGTTATAGTGATGCTGCTTCTGTTCTTTCAGATAAAGAAGTGAATGAAATCAAGAACCTTGCTGGTGGTGAAGAGAACTATCAACGCCTTGTTGAGTGGGCTAGTGAGAATCTTTCTAATGAAGATATCGAAGCCTTTGATGAGGTGGTTAGTACCGCCAATAAAGCCGCTGTTCGTTTTGCAGTTAAAGCACTTATGTCTCAATATGAAGATGCCCTGGGTCGTGACCCTGAGCTGGTGACTGGTAAACAGTCTAATCAAGGTCAAGCTTATCGAAGCATGGCTGAAGTTGTACGGGATATGCAGGATCCTCGCTATGATCGGGATGAAGCATACCGTATGGACATCATGCAAAAACTAGAACGATCTAATCTTAAGCTCTGAGTATTGACAGATCCGTCAATGCTGCGCGTGTGTTGACGGATCAGTAGGAGTTAGCAATATAAAAGTCCTTTGCTTTTTTATTATGCTACCTATTCTAACTACTCTGTCGGTGATCACCAGTTGGTATGGTCCTGGCTTCCACGGAAACCTCACCGCCAATGGTGAACGATACAATCAAAACGGCCTTACTGCAGCGCACAAGACACTACCCTTTGGTACTAGACTTAAAGTCTGTTACAAAAGGTGTGCCGTTGTTCGGGTCAATGATCGGGGTCCCTATGCTCACAACAGGGAGATCGATCTCAGTAAAGGTGCGGCTGATGCAATCGGTCTCACTCGCTCTGGAGTTGGAAGGGTTCAAGTAACTCGTCTTAACTAACTTCAACTATGTCTGCTACTATTGCAGTTTCACGCTCTCAGAATACCTGGGAGCGTTTTTGTGACTGGGTAACCAGTACTGATAACCGTCTTTATGTGGGGTGGTTTGGGACACTGATGGTTCCGTGTCTCCTTGCAGCCACCACCTGCTTCATTCTTGCATTCATTGCGGCACCGCCTGTTGATATTGACGGCATCCGCGAGCCTGTATCCGGCAGCCTTCTTTATGGAAACAACATCATTTCGGGAGCCGTCGTTCCGAGCAGCAATGCCATCGGACTTCACCTCTACCCAATTTGGGAAGCTAATTCACTTGATGAGTGGCTATACAACGGAGGGCCCTATCAACTCACGGTCTTCCATTTCCTCATTGGTATCTACGCTTACCTGGGACGAGAGTGGGAACTTAGCTATCGACTAGGGATGCGCCCTTGGATCTATGTTGCGTATTCAGCTCCCGTTGCAGCAGCAACCGCAGTCTTTCTTGTATATCCGTTCGGGCAAGGTTCCTTTTCTGATGGGATGCCACTGGGTATCTCTGGTACGTTCAACTTCATGCTTGTCTTCCAAGCCGAACATAACATTCTCATGCACCCGTTCCATATGTTGGGTGTCGCTGGTGTTTTCGGTGGGGCGCTATTCAGTGCTATGCATGGTTCGTTGGTTACGTCCTCTTTGGTTCGTGAAACGACTGAGCAGGAATCTCAGAACTATGGTTACAAGTTTGGACAAGAAGAAGAAACGTATAACATCGTAGCCGCTCATGGTTACTTTGGACGTTTGATCTTCCAATATGCTAGCTTTAATAACAGCCGTAGTCTCCACTTCTTCCTGGCCGCTTGGCCGGTGATGGGTATCTGGCTGACTAGCCTTGGTGTTAGCACCATGGCTTTTAATTTGAATGGCTTTAACTTTAACCAGTCTCTTCTGGATAACAAAGGCAATGTCATCAACACCTGGGCTGATGTACTTAACCGTGCTAACCTGGGCTTTGAAGTAATGCATGAGCGTAATGCTCATAACTTCCCGCTTGATCTTGCAGCAGCTGAGTTTACTCCTGTTGCCCTTACCGCTCCCACCATTGGTTAATGAACGACACTAACATTTGGCCTACTGAACCCACTATGTACTCTGATCACAACTACACTGTTCCCCATAATGAGCGAGCTGAGCTTCTCAACGGTCGCCTTGCTATGCTTGGTGTCATGGCTGCTCTTGGCGCTTATGCCCTGACGGGGCAGATTATTCCTGGTATTTGGTAATGCCCCTTAACAAAGGTAAATCACAGCTGGCTATTTCTTCTAACATTAAGACTCTTAAGAAAGAAGGATATCCTCAAAAGCAGGCTGTAGCCATTGCTATCAGCAAAGCTGGTAAATCTAAGAAAAAGAAAAAGTAATGGCTAAGCCTGGTCTTTATGCAAACATCCATGCCAAGCGTAAGCGCATTGCCCAGGGTTCTGGGGAGAAGATGCGTAAGCCTGGTGCTGCTGGTGCTCCTACTGCTGCCCAGTTCAAGGCAGCGGCTAAGACAGCTAAACCCTATAAGCGTAAATACGCTAAATAAGGAAGTCCGTTAAAGCGGCCATGGGGGGTGCAATGCCCCCCTTTTCTATTGGCATTGGCCCTCTACGGAGGACACCCTTTGCCGTCTAGACGGTGGGATAGACCACAAAATAATCAAAAAAATTCTAAACGTTTAGAGTAAGTCTTTCCTTAAAATTCTTTCTCTTTAATTTAAAATGGCTAACGCTACCCAAACTTCGCTGGGCCGCATTAATCTTGCTGCTGGCTCTGGCTATGATACTAAGTATGGGCTGTATCTGAAACTCTTCTCTGGTGAGATGTTCAAGGGTTTCCAGCACAATACTATCGCTCGTGATCTGGTGATGAAGCGGACTCTGAAGTCCGGTAAGTCCCTCCAGTTCATCTACACTGGTCGTATGGACGCTGGTTTCCATACCCCCGGTACCCCCATCCTCGGCTCCGGTGATCCCCCGGTGGCTGAGAAGACCATCGTGGTTGACGACCTGCTGGTGTCCAGCGCCTTCGTCTATGATCTCGATGAGACCCTGGCTCACTATGAGCTGCGTGGTGAGATCAGCCGTAAGATCGGTTATGCTCTGGCTGAGCACTATGACCGTCGCATCTTCCGTGCTATCGCCCGTGGCGCTCGTGCTGCCCACCCCGTGTCTGCTGCCGGTAAGGTAGAGCCCGGCGGTACTCAAATTCAAGTTGGTACTGGTGCTGGTACCACTGCTGATGCTCTCGATTCCACCAAGCTGGTGGCTGCTTTCTTTGAAGCCGCTGCTGTGCTGGATGAGAAGGGTGTGAGCGGTGACGGTCGTGTGGCCGTGCTGAGCCCCCGTCAGTACTAC